CAAATCACTAACACACGCTTCACTAATCCTAACTGCATGAGGTAATCAACTGCCCATATGACTGATGCCGTTTTACCTGTGCCCTGCTCGTTAAAGCAAAACGCTTTGCGGTTATTCACTAAAAATTCTGATGTTGTCTTCTGATGATCGAACGGGGTGAACCCGTGAGGGCGAGGCCACTCATACTCTGATAAGTTCATTTTTTCTTTGGTTTGTTCACCTTGACGGTGTGATCTGAGTTACGGCTAAACGAACGGTTGGCGCTTGGGCTTTTCAGCTTCAAGTTACTAGGTGCGTTTGTGCCTCCTTTGCTAAGGGGAATCGAGTGGTCAATGTCTTTCCCAGTTCGGTCAACCCCTTTCTTATCCATCTCATTGCGTGCGCGTTGGCGTTCCATCCGAGCGGGCAGTTCGCCACGTTCGACTTGTTGTTTGTATTCCTTTTTGTAGGGGCGGGCTTTGTTTACGTAGGGCATGGTGTTTCCTTAAACTTTGTGGAATTTGTCAATAGGGATGTATATACATTCTTCTATGTCTTTAGCATCGCCTCTGTCGTATCTCCCGCCGTGACTTGACTTGTATTTGTCGGATAGCGCAACGGCATATACGCCGTCGGTAAACTTAACAATGAGGACAAAGGGGATTGCGTAAATCTTACCAATTTCCAGACCATTACGCCACTTAGCCGCGCTCAACATATACGTGGGGTACTTGTCTTTTGGGTTGCGCCTAGTCTTAATCTCCACCACCGCCGACATTTCACCATCCTCGGTACACAAAAATCCATCCACGTTTGCGAGCGTGTCGGCAGTACTAAATACGCACCCGAGTTTAGACTCTAAGTACCTATGCACTTCGCGCTCCCTGCCTCTATCCTGATCGGTCTCGTATATGGGTCGCAACTTTAGCTCCTGTTGTACTCGCATGTCTTGACTGCGCAGAACTTGCACAGAGGGCCCTGTATTGGGTTCCATACTCCGTTGCTTAGCGCTGCTTCAATACGCGCAACATCTTTTGCTGGCTTCTCTATGTACTTCTCCATCATCTCTCTGTGGTGCTCGGCACGGATGAACTCTTTAGAGACAGTAAAGATCAAAGCGGACTTCACCCTCTTGATCTCCTTGAACTTCGCGAAAAGCCCACAAGCCACCAAATCCAATTGCTTTACGTCCGCATATCTCGCACTCTTGCTCGTCTTGTAGTCGGCTGAATGGGCGAGGTTCTTCTCCCGATTGATAACCACCAAGTCCGCTATCCCATGCCACCATACAGTCGGTGCATCGAATTCGCAAGCCTCTAAGTTCTTCGTCAGTCCCAATCTCACTTCGCATAACTTCTCTCCTTCTATTTTGTTGAGGGCGTCGAGTGTGCCCTTCATGTATTCAAATGCGGGAGGAATAGGCGTGCCATCCCTGATGTATTCCTCTGCCACAGTATGCGCAGTCTTCCCATACAACGTAGCTGTTGTGTCAGGCTCAACGATGTCTTTAAGTATCTTGGTGTGGTGATACTTGCGTGGACACTGCTGAAATGTCTTGAGGCTACTGAACGACCAAACAATACTCATATAGTGTTCTTGTCCTTTAATTTGGCTTCAACTTCAAGAATCAAATCCCAACTACCTAATTTCATTTCTGAAAGTTCTATCATTTCTCCGTTTGACAACCCAACCCAAGGCTCCACATAGTCTTGGATGTCATCATCTTCTTCTGCTTTTAATTCGTACTCTATTTCTATGCGACTAGTCATGCTTGACCCCTTGCTCTGATTGCTTTGGCGTATCCATCAAGTATTGTTGCTGTGTAATTTTGAAGCCATACATCGCTTTTAAGTCCGCTCAAATCTGTTAACTCAAACAACTTTGCACACGCCTCACGCTCAAGAGCAACTGCTACATTAACTGCTTTCTCAGCCGCTTTCATTGCGGCATCAGTTAATCGCTCACGCTCACGCTCTGCTACCAGTTTGGCAAAGGCTTTAAGGTCAATATCGTCTAGCCACCAATCTTCGTTGATTGATTTAGCCATCTCAATGATTTCATCTTGTTTAGTCATCTTCTGTTTCCCCCCACATCGCTTCGTCAATTAACTGACGCTTTACTAACTCTAATACGCCAATCACAGTGGATGTGTACAGCGTCTCGTCGTACTTATGTATCACTTCTAGCAGTTCATCTACCAAACCGCCAGCAACTTTGCCTTGGTTAAGAATCATGAGTTCTTCTCCAACCTAGCCAGTCGGTCACCCAACTCGCGTATCAACATCCGAGCCACGGCTAGTTCTTCCATAAGCTCAGAAACTGTAACCTTCCGGTGAGTCTTTTCTGGCACTTCATACACGGCGGGTTTGCTTATCTTTTCTTCGCGTGTGGTTTTGCGCATTTTTGTCCCGATCGGGGTATTTTTTATCACTTCAGAGTGTTTTTGTGCATTTATGACCTGATCGGGATATTTTTCGGGCTCTTCAGCAGGCCAACAACGGATGTGCCATTGCTCCCCATACTCTTTGATTGTCTGTACGGGATAACCCTTATTAACAATCCACTCACTCATCTGCCCATCTGTCTCAGGGTCATAGATAGCAGGGAATCCGTGTTTCCAACCCTCGGGCGGGTCAACCCATAACTTTGTCATCAACATTCTCCATAACTTTTGCCATAACCCGCTTCACAATTTAGGGGTAACTCTTGTGCCCACTTGGGGCGTAGCCGCATACATAACTCTACGTATTCCACGGCAGTAGCAACTTCATGCTCCGGGACAATCAGTGCGATCGCATCATGCACCGTCATTACTACTTTATACTTCTTAGCCACAATGAGCATCTGCTCACCGATGATGATTCGCGCTAGTGCCTGACATACGTTCTCGACTACCTTACCGCCATAGATTCGGTTAGGTATAACTTGCTTGCCCTTCTTGGTGTCGTAAACGATCTCAGCTTTACCCTCTTCACTCTCGTACAAACGCAAGTTAGGGTACCGAATATACAAGCCATTAGGTAAGCGAACGCCGTCCTCGCCCTCAATCTTTAGCAGACCGTCTCGGCCTAACGTGGTTTGTTGCTTCTGAAGTATGGCTTTGAGCGCAGTGCCCGCATCTTTCCATAGTTGAGTAATTTTCGGATATGTATTTCGGTACGTATTGATAATTCGCTGTGCTTCTTCAGTCTCAACTTCAACACCAAAATTTTTAAGTTGCGCCCGAAACTTTGTCGCCCCCATGCCGTAGCCCGCTCCAAGAATCGTCGTTTTACCGACAAAGCGCTCATCCTTTGTAATCTCTTCGACTTTCTTGCCATAAATAGCCGATGCCATGATTTTGTATACGTCTTCGCCATCTTCAAATGCCTTTACTAAATCGTCTTGCCCCGCCAACCACGCCAACGTGCGTGCCTCAATCTGTGATGAATCTGAGTCAATCATCATGTAGCCTTGTGGGGCTCTGATTGCTTTCTTTAGGTTTGACCCTCTCGGCAGGTTCTGTAGGTTTAGTTTGTCGTCTCCACCCCATCGCCCAGTATGCGCCGCGTAATACCGCAGGGGCACAGGCATTGCACCTCGCTTAGAAATCCCAATGAATCGCTCGGTTCGAGTCTCTTCAATCGTAGACTTCGTACCCAACCTTGCCGCTACCATAGCTTGTACAACTGGATTCTCGTGCTCGAGCAGTGCTTTGAACGCCTCGTCTGTCTTGGCAAATGCAAATGTTTCTTTGCCCGTAGCAAGACTCTTCTTCATCGGGGGCTCGACGCCATGTATTTTGAGCAACTGAGCAAACTTCGGGTTACTCATCAAATCGTCTTTGTCGTAATTGGCGAGTAGTTTTATCTTTGTGGACTGGATTGTGAACAGGTGTTCCTCGAGCAAGTCGACATCCAAAACGAGCGTAGGTTCGGTAAACATACGGATGGTCAGGTCAATGAGTCTGAGCTCCGCTGCGGGGAAGTCGTTACTCATAAGCAAGAATATGGAGTAGGTAAGCTTAACGTCGTTCTTGCAATACTCGCCATAAGTGGCTAGGTGCGTATCAGTAAAGTCCTGACGCCGTAGGCCCTTAGCATCCTCTACTTCCGTACCCTTTATACCCACATCATAGTGCGAGGCTAATACTTTAAGACTACCGCCTACTTCTGTTCCATGTAACGCCCGCCCCATCGAGAGCGTATCGAGCCAACCTTTGGGGCTAATACCGAATACCCAGTTCAAAATAGCCCCGTCGAACATTGCGTTGTGCGCAAGTGCTAGGGAATTCCCCCAATCAAACGAGGTCAGGAACTGGTATAGGGTCTCATGGTCGCCACTACACCACACCGGCTCACCATCGTTTACCTGTATTGCAACACCGATAACTTCAAAACGCTGATCCCTTACGTATTCCTCAGTGGTCTGCTTGGCAAAACCTAGGTCGGCGGAGTAGAAGGTTTCAAAGTCGATTGTGAGGATGTTCATAACCCCGCCATGTTTTCTAATATTGCTTCCAGAATCTTGTTCTCTAAAGATTCTTCGTTAATCACAAGCGTCCAACCACCAGCTTTGTCGATTTCTCGTAGGTTCTTTTCTTGTAGCGCAGTGGGGACGCCCCTACCCGCCTTGGCTTCGATGCCTAAGAAATATCCGTTGTGACACACAAGGAAGTCGGGCACGCCACTATTACCTAAACCCGTGCCGATTGGCATGGCGAAATAGGTGTTATGCTCTTTGAGGATTGCTTTGATTTTGGCCTTGACCTTGGCCTCAGGGGTTTGCGACATCTAACGACTCCAGTTATTTTATGGGGTTAGTATATCACACTATTGGACTTTGTCAACTACGGGCGAAAAAAAACCGCCCGAAGGCGGTTGAGGTTGATTCTAAGAAAACTTAGATGCGGGTTTGTTCAATGGCTCTATTCAAATACCACTGGGCTTTCTTTAGGTCTTCCAACTTCTGACCTTTATGGTCAGCACGGGTTACATACTTAATCACGTTACCAAGGTGATAGCCTAAACCTTTCGCTTCGATGAAGTCGATAGTCTCCACCCCGCCTACTATGTAATGCGCAGGGTGATTGACCGTGTCGGTGTGATGTGTAGTAACGATGTCTGCACCTTGCATAAGTGCTTTGCCTGTGATTGGATGACGTCGGTATCCTTTCGTATGTTGATACGCTAACTCTGCTATGTGCTCAAATGGTGTCCGTGTGACTGTATCTTTCACCTCGGGCAAGCCCGTCGACTTTGTTTTGTGTAGAACCTGATATACATACTGCACCGACATATTTAATGCTTTGGCAATTTGTGCGGGTTTAGCATCGGGATGCGCTGATACGTATGAACGGATTTTTCCCGCTTTGTTTACTTTCTTTACCATGTGTTAACTCCTGTTGGTTTGTTGATTGACATACTCAGTAAGAACTTCTCTCATCTTGGCTTGCTTTGTATACGCAAAGTTAGTGTTGAAATAATCCATCACCTCCTTTGGTAGACGCAAGCTCGTGCAAAAGAGTGCGGGCTTCTTACCAAGACCCCTACCCTTGCGTTTTGTTATTGGTTTTAACTCTTCAATTCCTGTTGTCATAGCAGTGCATCCTTAAAGTCGTTCTTAATAAATCTTCGCTTTACTTTTTCTAACAGTTTGGGGTCTACCCGCTCGAACGGATTCCAATCGTTTCTGCATATGCTCGTAATGGTTTCTTCGTTCCGCATCAATTGCCTCTTGCGGGATAGCGACTTCTTGGGTTGTAAATCTGTGTTCGTTTCCACATTCTCTCCTTCGTGTATGCCCAAAAGTAGGCGATTCTCTTGTCGTGATTACTGATGTCCAAGTGTTACATATGGGGCACTTCATTCCACCTCCACTACTGCGTTTGTTTCAATCCATACCTTAGCACCACAAGACAAAGGTTTGTCGGGTGAATACACAATCGAGCTGCTTCCATGTATCTTCACCCTGTTAGCGTATGTGTTGCTCTTGTATGTTTTGACTGTCAAGACTGGGTCTTGTTTGCCATTCTTAGCGTTGGCTTTAATCACATGTTGGTTGACATGGATTACGGTTTTCATCAGTCTTTACTCAACATAAAAATTGATACCGCAACTACCACTACCACCACCCCACCAAGGCACATCAACAAGACTGCCCATGCGATTGTTTCAAGCATTATGTGTTCCTCCACTTGAGCATCTGCTCAATCATGCGTGCCGACTCATAGAAAGACTTGTTATCAAAGTCCACCTGATAGATTTCTTTATCAGTTAGACCTACCCACTTATCCTTATTCATGTGCCGTATAAGTTCTTGCCTTACTGTGCTCACGCTCTCGGTCTCGTTAAACTCTTCTTCGGGTGTCATAAGTGCCTCCATATAAACACGCTTACTAAACTTAGCAACGCTATCAAACCCATTAGGATAGCAAATTCACTTGCGGTTGTTTCTAACATTTCTTAGGTCTCCTCTGTTAATACTACAAAGATTTCGTCATTGATACGACACCCTACGCTAGATATGAAGTGCTCGGCTTCTACTAGTTTTAGCATACCCAACTTACCTCTCATTGATTCGGGGAGAGTATTATCATCATAAAGTTGCACGTCTTGTCCAATCTTTACCATGTATTTACCCTCATCTTTGATGATTAGGGCTGTGTGTTCACTACCGAACTTATCCTTGATTGATTCGATAGTCAGCATGTCATCTTTGAACTTACTAGTCTGTTCCATCTTCTTTAGTATGGGCTTCCTCTCATGTTCAGGTAGTCCGTTTACATACCCCAAGAACAAAGGAAAGCCGTTCCCCATGATGAACTTAACCGCAAGACTTTCAGTCTCCCGCTCGGAGTAACGATGCTCTCTCTGCTTGTCGTAGTGTTGGTTAGTCATTACTTGCTTCGCTTGCTCATACGCCTTGTCGATACGCTCGTTGGGCTTGAGACGAAAGAACATCTTCTTCGCCATGAGGATAGCCTTGTCTACATCCCCTGTGCGGTATGAAGATGACCGTTCTCTAGCATTACTAATGCGGTCGTTGGTTAGCGAGAGTTTGTAGTCCCCTCGGTAATACTGCCTACTAATCTTGCCAATGGTCTCACCGCTATCAACCACACTGAACGCCACGGGTCTGTGCCCACTTAGGGTATCGGTAACTACGAACCGCCACAACGGATTCGCCATCGCTAAGTTCATTACCAATCTGCACATATCAGTAGGCGGGTCGCCTATCGTCTCTTGACCCAATTTCTTAGATACATCGGGGTGCAACTCAACATTGCTCAACGAAAACAAATTCATACTTACTGCTTGTGATTCACTCATATCATTTCCTTTCTAAGATTTCTTAGTTACCAATCGAACTTACCCAAGATAGCGTCTACCTTGGACTTCAATGCGCTTCGTGAGTCTGCATCTTCTTTGATACTCTCAATGTCTGCGCCTAACATAGTCAACTCCAACTGACGCCGTGCTTCCTCCAACTTGGGGTCGTTGGTCACATTCAGTTTAGTTAGCAGTCCACACAACTCTATGGGGTTAGAGATAAGTGTGTCGTGGTAACGCTTCTTGGAATCATCACCCTCAACATCAGTCAACTTCTCCGACATTCCTACTAGCGTCTTATGCAGACGCTCCCACGGCTCACGCATAGCTTCGGCTAACTTATCGCTGTATTGTTTCTCGTAGTCGTTCTTCATCTCTGCTAAGTCATGCGCAGGTATGTCTAAGCGAAAGTCGCCAGACTCAGGTATCGGTTTGACCGCTCGTCTGAATCCAAACTTCATACGCACCTCTTCAATCTCGGGATAGTCCTCTGCCTTATACATACTGCCTAAGTTGTTAGGTGCATCTGCAACAAGACGCGGATACTCCACAAAGAAGTTGGTGCACATCATGTTGAATGTCTGCTCGAACCCATTCATGGTCTGCTTGTAGTCCATAAACAAGGCAGTCGGCAACATACGCTCACCCTTGTCTGCCCAAGGCAATGTATGCTTGTTGTGATACAGACGAACACGGGCGGCGAAGTCTGATATGTCTTTGCGTAGGCTAGTCCCCGCAAATAGATTCTTCTTGGTCTGACTCGCACCTCTGACTGCTGACGCATCTGTATTGACCTTGTCGGTTACCTCTCGGTCTAACTTAGACGCAGGCCATACACTGATATTCAACTCCACTAATAACGCTGATGAACTAATACTCATTTGGTTTTCTCCCTTGGTTTAAAAACTATTTCTCGTTTCTCTTCGTATATATCTTGCAGTTCCACTATCCAATCTTGTAGTGTGTCTAGCATCATCACACTCTCGTCGGGCATCATCTTCCAATTTATCTTGATGTAGCCCTCCTCCTTGATGGAGTTGTATCCATTCTCACCTATCTTCATAGTTCTCTCCTAAGATTTCTTAGTTGCTGTCGATATGAATAGTCTTGCCGTTGTCGGCATCACCGTCATACCCACCCACGATGCACCACATTACTGGCGCAGTCCACTCACTGCCCCAGTCACCACCAACATACCCGTCGGTCAGAACAATCACGCACTCAGGCTGGATGTTCTTCTCTTTCAGATACGCTGATATGCAAGACGGGCTTGTGCCACCACCACCCTTGGGCTTGGTAGAGTTAGGAATATCAGACGCAGTAGAACCCGAGTAAGTCTCGTGCCCCGCTACTTCGCTATCCCAATACAGTAAGTCCACCACCTCGGGGTTTACCTCTTCTGCGATACCCTTAACCTCGGATAAGAACTCGCCCAACTCATCACCACCAATCGAACCTGATGTGTCGATAGCAATAACCAAGTGACCTACCTTCTCACCGATAAGGCTCGGCATGTAAACGCCTGTGGATAAGAACCTACGATTAACCTTGCGCCATGATGATGCGTCCTTTGCATTGCATGTTGACTTAACAAAGTCCCGCAACACTTCACGCCAATTCACCTTGGGCTCAAGCAATCCTTGCAACTCTCGGTCTAAGCCCCCTGCACCAGTTCCCGCAATCTTCTGTTGCGCCATGATGCCTTGACGAATCGCTTGGTCAACTTCACGGGCTAGGTCTTTCTTCTCCTCGGCGGTCATCTCCTTCGCACCATCCCAGTCATGCTCATCGAACTCAGGGTCACCATCGCTAGGGTTACCCGCACCACCGCTACCGCCAGAACCACCTTCGCCTTTCTCCTTGATTAGTATGTCGAACACCTCCTTGGCGTTCATGCCACGGAATCGCTCATCAACTAAGCCCATCGGCTTGCCACCCAGTTTGTGTCCTTGGG